ATTAACAAGGGGCTTGACAATTTAGAAGAGCCAACACAGGTGCACTGATATGCCAAAAGTAGGAAGCAAGAAATTCGCTTATACAGCGAAAGGAAAGAAAGCCGCCAAGGCTCACGCAAAGAAAACCGGAAAGAAGGTAAAGAAAGCCAAGGGTTATTGATATGCCTGTTCCAGTAAGAATAGTCAAAGTATTAGCCGGTGGTGCATTAGTAGAATTTACTGATGGGTCTACTCGGTTGGTAGTGAATGAAACTGTGGATGCGTGGAAAAGATTTGGCTTGGCTATTAATGAAGGAACAAGACTTAACCCGGATGAAGTGGCGCTTTACCAAAGGATAGTTGAACAATTTCCCCACTACTCTGGTCTTCCAGCAGAAGAAACTATACCAGAAGTTATAGAAGATGTTCCAGACGTGTCTATGGTTCCAGAAGTTACTGCTGATTCACCCTTGTATACAGGACATTTTGGTCAGGGTTGGTTGCCAGACTTTGGACATAATGCCAAAGTATTATATTTAAGAGAATTAGAAAGACTAAGAGAGAAATGGGGCACCGATGTTCCTCCAGAAACTTCGATTGAAGATATAGTAACAACTCCCAAAATAACTGTTCCTCAAGTTTCTGTGATTGATCTTGCAGATACTAAAGACTTACCCAACACTATTAAAGCAGCGCAGAGTATTGGTTCTATTTTTTATAAGGGCAGAGATGGCAAGAAGAAACTTGCTTTATATGCACGTCAGTTAGCAGCCTTTGAACTTTCTGCATCTTATATGGAGGGTAGAGGTTCTATTAATGATCAGGCTAGAAGATGGATGGAATCACAAATTGGCGCTGGTAATAAGATAGACTTTGATAACATTGGTGGTGGCCCAAAACAGATATTAAATAAAGAATGGGACGATTTTGTTGATGATGTTACTTTACCAGATGCTGGCGCGGCTGAAGTAACAGTCGATCTAACTAAATCAGATTTCTCAGACATTAAAACTATTGACGATTTAGAAAAAGAAAGAATTGATTTGGATACTGAATTAGGGGAATTCCCAGCACGGTATCCTGATATTAGGGAATTAACTCCTTCGGTGGATCGCACTGCACCATTAAAGGCAGGAACACCAATCTTGCCGTCAGAGATGGCTCCTATTGAGACCATACTTCCTTATGGGGTTCCTTCCGCTCAGGATGAAGGGATGGCTGAAGGTTACATGTATGCGTCTCCCGGTGAAGCGGCTGTTGCAGGACTAATTCCTAGAATGACTGATACACTACCTGCGGGTGGTGTGGGAGATTTTTCTACGGTATCAAACCTACCTGCTGACTTAGAGGAAGCGTTAACTAAGGGTGTAGGGGTAGGCGATGCTTTCATAGCGGCACAACAAGAAAAGTTGAAAGAACCTCCTACTTGGGAAGAACGATATCCTTTAGGACCACAAGAATGGGGTGAGGATGACGCTGGTCTCGCTGATAGACAGTGGATTGACCCTCATCCGAATGCTATTAATGTTGATCTTGGTGCGTATTATGGAATTCCACCAGACAAAAGACATTTATTTAAAAAGCCTCCTGAGAGCAGATGGGATGTAAGCAGATCAGGGGGTAGTGTATGGGATCGTGAGAGAAGAGCCGCCATAGAAGGTAGGGGTAGGGTAGATGAGTTTCGTCAGATTCAAGCCGAACAAGATGCATTAGACAAAATAAGTGCTGACCGTAATGCATGGTGGGCACAGGCTCACGCCGCACCGGATAGGTACCATGATGAACTTGGTGAATATGATCAGTATGGAACCCTTTCTGGAATGCAGGAAGGGATAGGTATGACACAGGGTATACCTGATCCACTACAAGGAGACGTACTAAATCAACGATGGATGGGTCTTGATGAACCCGCTCCTTATGATGTGGGATATTTTGAAGATGCTGTAGTTCCAGAAGATTATTGGTTAGATAAATCTGAAACCCCTTTTCTTCCAATCTTTGATGAGAGAGCGGGATATGGTGTGGGGGGTGATGTGCAGGAATTTATGTACAATGGAGAACTATGGTACTTAACCAAACAAGGCCATTACGCTAAAGATTATAAGAGGTCTGAATTAGTGACGCCGTGGCAAACACTTCCTACTGATTTTTTCTCGCGTTAGATGGACATTTCACACAGCGAAATTGATGGCAATGCCGAACTCTGGGGATTGTTGAATTTTGTTAAAACTAATCCAGAACCGTTTAGAATGCTGAACGGAGATGAAGTATGGGAACTTGTTGCCGATGAAGAGAGTTTCTGGAACTACTATGAAGACTGGATGCAAACAAGGAATTAAACATGGCTACACCTACAGTTCTAACTTATGTATTTATCAGGGGGAAGTGGTATGCTTTCCCAGACACACCCACAGCTAGAGAAGCTGCTACTAAATATCAAGGTAATATTGACTCGCTTAGGACTAGTAAACCTGTAGGCGTCCTTGTTGATGATAGGACTTTTATTGAGCGTCCTCGAAGTTTTTGGCCTGATGTCTTGGCTGATGCAGAGGGGGTGACTGGGGATGCTTTAGTTAATCCTCCGTATAATCCTGTTCAAGGGCCAGCCCCTGTTACTCCTGCTGTAGTAACTCCCGCTGTTACTCCTCCGGTTACTCCCGCTGTTACTCCTGCGGTTACTCCTGCGGTAGAGACACCAACTCCATCAGGTGGCAATGGGGGGGGAGGAAAGGATTATCCTAATATTGATCCACCATCAAGAAGGAATACTAGTGGAACATTTTTAGAGGGAACGAATATAAAGTCAGCCGATGTAAATAGATTTTTGAGAGTAAATAGTGGGGATGCAGTTTACTGGGAAAACCGTATAAAGAATGCTAATAATCCTAATGACGTGTTATTTGAGTTAGCCTTTAATATGGGAAATACTTTTGGAGCGCGACCCGGTGATCGTGATACCGGACAAGGAAATCCATTTGTAGGTAAGGTGCAGTCAGGCCAATATAAAATGACGACAGGGCCAACTTGGTCACAACAATCTGTTACGACACCTCAAGCTGGTGAAACAGATATGTATTATACAAAAGATACTCAAGGTAGAGTTACAGGTCAGGTTCAAGGTAAGGATTGGACTCCTAGTAGAGATTATTTAAAGCAATTCAGGCATGGACAATGGGAGAAGGGAGATTTTGAAGATAAACCAACTGTTGCTGAGGCTTGGAAAACTCATCATATGAGACACGCAGCAGAAGGATTAGGTGCTTATAGGGGATTAACTGTTTCGGAGAAGGCAGATAAGGTTGCGGCGATTAATAAAAGATATAACAGGATGATAGGGTTAGATACTTAGATTTAATAGAATGCCAACAAACTATGATCGAAGAAAGTGTTTTAGTAAATGATGAAAATGCGAAAGCTGCAATCAAACTTGCAGCATGGGCAAGAACAGCCACTTACGAGCAGGTTATTGAGGCGTACACTTCTTGTCATCGTGATGCTAATATTGATGATTCTTTCATTAGGACTCTCGCTCAGTGCGATAGGTACTATCTTGGTGTTTTCATTTGTAATCGCCATGATATGCTTCACCCGTGGATATACGAAAGATGTCGAGAAGTCGAAGCAAATAAAGACAGTTACTTAGATTTATGGGCAAGGTTTCATTACAAGTCATCCATAATTACTTTTTTAGGATGCATACAGGAAGTACTATGTAACCCTGATATTACAATAGGGATTCTTTCTTTTTCTGCACGTCAGGCAAAGCCGTTCTTACGTCAGATAATGCAGGAGTTTGAATCCAATGATCGGCTACAACAATTATTTCCAGATATATTTTACGAGAAGCCTAAACAGCAAGCCCCAAAGTGGGCTGAGAACGAAGGTATATGTGTCAAGCGTCAATCTAATCCAAAAGAGCAAACTATCGAGGCTCATGGACTTGTTGATGGTCAGCCTACAGGACGGCATTTCGCGCTTATTGTTTATGATGATGTTGTAGTTCAGGAGTCTGTTTCTACGCCAGAACAGATTAAGAAGACCACTACCCAGTGGGAGTTGTCATTGAACTTGGGTTCAACCCACAATCCTCGATATCAGTACGCGGGTACGCGATACTCTTACGGGGATACTTATGGGACAATTCTACAAAGAGCAGCGGTAAAGCCTAGAATTCATCCTGCTACCTATAACGGCCAGATGGACGGTGACCCTATCTTTCTTACCAAGGAGAGATGGGAAGAGATAAAGAAAACTACCTCTACTTATACAGTTGCTTGTCAACAATTGTTGAATCCAATCGCGGGTAGTGATGTATCATTTAAGGACGATTGGTGGAATGAGTGGGAAGTTCGACCATATACTTTGAATGTGTATATTATGGTTGATCCAGCCCATTCCAAGAAGAAGGAATCCAATAGGACGGCCATGGCTGTGGTGGGGGTTGATGCCAACTAAAATAAGTTTCTTCTTGATGGATGTTGTCACAGAATGACACTATCTGAAAAGTGGACGTATCTCAAAAGACTAAGAACTAAATGGAAGAGAGCACCCGGAATTAGAGAGGTAAAGGTGGGATATGAGAGATACGGCGCTCAGTCTGATATCGATCATTTCAAAGCAATGATGTCTATAGATGGAAGTAGTTTTCCAGTCTATGAGTTGAGTTGGGTTGGTGGTGGGCAATCCCAATCAAAGAAGGATCGTATACAAAGACTTGAACCAGACTTAAAGGATGGGTCTTTCTTTTTCCCCTATCCAACAAATGAGAAATTCTTGACTTCTAACCAACAAGATTACAAGGAAAGAAATCAAGCATTTCTTATTTCAAAGAAAATCGTATGCATAGATGAAAACAGGAAGACATACGATCTTTGTAAATGGGTGAAGGATAACGAGTATAGTTTGTTTCCAACTGTTCATCCAGATTTTTTAGATGCACTATCTAGGAT